TAAGTTCGGTGTTACAGACAAAGCTAACATCGAAACAGCTCAAATCTTTGAAAGAATGATGCTACAGGCTACAGGAACCCTTGACACAGCTAATTTACCCGCTCAAGTCAGTGGTGGAGACGCAGCAGCAGCCGGTTTAGCAATGGCTGTTAGCGGTATCATCAAGAAAAACAAACGTTCATTGGTTAATTTCCAAGAAGATTTCCTTATTCCGTTCGTTCAAAAGGCTGCCTGGCGCTATATGCAGTTTGCACCAGAGCGTTATCCTGTAAAAGACTTTGAATTTATCCCAACAGGTACGCTAGGTATGGTTGCTAGAGAGTTTGAACAGGCTCAAATGATGGCAATGATGTCTACACTAGGACCAAACAGCCCCATTGTACCGTTATTGCTGCAAGGTATCGTTGAATACTCGTCATTACCTAACCGTGAAAGCCTATTACAGCAACTTCAGCAGCTAACACAACCTAATCCTGAGCAACAACAGGTTCAAATGCAGGCTACACAGCTTCAATTAGCGGATGCACAGGCTTCTGTACAGGAAAAACAAGCTAGAGCACAGAAAGCTACAGCAGAGGCTCAGAAAGCCGCTATGGAGGCTCAATTGATGCCTGAGAAGCTTAAAGTTGATGTAGTACAGGCAGCCTCTACCAACATTGATGATCCTAACAGAGAGTTTGAAAGACGTGTAAAGATTGCTGAACTACTACTTAAAGAAAAAGACATTGACAATAAGCTAAACATTGTCAAAGAACAAAGTAAACAAGATATGATGAATTGACTTGACAAATTAAAAAAAGTGTGGTATAATAACAACAATGGATCAAGTAAAACTTACAAAGTACTACGAAGAACGATTTGATTTAATGAGTCATCCAGGATGGAAAACACTTCTGGAAGACGCTAAAGAATACAGAAACGCTGTTGCTGACATTACAACCATCTCTGATGGTAATGAATTGCAAGAGCGTAAAGGTCAAATTAAAGCTTTAGATTGGCTCCTGACGATGGAACAAGTCTGGGAAAAAGCCTACGAGGATATAACGAATGAGATTAATGAATGATTTTCAATGCGAAGATGGACATCTAAGCGAACACTTTGTTGATCATTCTGTTGAATATGTGCAATGCCCACATTGTGACAAACTAGCTTATAGACAACTAGCAGCACCGAGAAGCAAACTAGAAGGTATCACTGGAGCTTTTCCAACTGCTTATAGTCGATGGGCTACGGTTCACGAACAGGCAACTAAAGTAGCAAGATCTAAGTCCTTTTATGAAGGGTAGCTTAGATTCCTTTTAATTCCTAACAATTGGGTTATCCCGACTAGGAGAAGCAGATGGCTGAATTTGTAGATTCTATTGATGATGTACAAGACGAGTTTCAAGCTGAAGAAGTAAAGGCTGAAGCTCCACCAACACCTGAAGAACCAGCGATCCCTGAGAAGTATAAGGGTAAATCACTGGATGACATTATTAAGATGCATCAAGAAGCTGAAAAGCTTATTGGTCGTCAAGCACAGGAAGTTGGTGAAGTACGTAAACTCGCTGATGAACTCATCAAGAGACAAATCACACCACAGGAACAACCTGTTAAAGCCGTCGAAGATGATACTGACTTCTTTGCCGATCCTGTTAAGGCAGTAAATAAAGCGGTTTCCTCCCATCCAGCAGTGATGCAAGCCCAGCAAGCAGCAGCACAAATGGCTAGGATGCAAACAGCAAACAGGCTAGCTCAAACACATCCAGATTATACTCAAGTGATCGCTGATCCAGAGTTTGCTGGTTGGGTTAATGAGTCACCTGTTCGTCAGAGACTTTACGCAGCAGCAGATAAGCAGTTTGATTTTGATTCAGCAAATGAGTTGTTGTCTAACTTCAAAGCACTGAAGAAAGCTAAACAGGACACTGTTCAGCAAGCAGCACAGCAATTACAGGATCAACGTAATCAAACACTAAAAGCAGCTACCGTAGCCGTTGATGGCGCTACTGGTGAAACGAGCAAGAAAATATATCGTCGAGCAGATCTTATTCGGCTCCAAATGACTGACCCTGAGCGTTATATGTCCTTACAAGATGACATCATCTCAGCATATAACGAAGGTAGGGTCCGATAACTTAACTTAAAGGACTTAAAATGGCATCAGCAGCTTATCCTGGAGGTAGTTCCTCCATTGTTAACAAGACCAATGCGGATAAATTTATCCCAGAAATTTGGTCAGACGAAATCATCGCTTCCTACAAAAAGAATCTTGTTATGGCGAACCTCGTCAACAAGATGACGATGCGTGGTAAGAAAGGTGATACGCTTCATATTCCTAGCCCCACCCGTGGCGCAGCCTTCGCTAAAGCAGCTAACACTGCTGTTACGATTCAGGCTAACGTTGAGTCAGAAGTACAGGTCAGCATCAACAAGCACTACGAATACTCACGTCTCATCGAGGACATCGTTGAAGTTCAGGCGCTTGCTTCGCTTCGTCGTTTCTACACGGAAGATGCTGGTTACGCTCTTGCTACCCAGGTTGACAGCGATCTTATCCAGATCGGTCGTCTCTTCCAAGGTACTCACGCTGCTGGCGCTACTGGCGACTACAGTGTGTCCGGTACGTCTACTGCCTTCATCGGCGGTGATGGCACTACAGCCTTCGTAGGCGGTGCTGGTGCTGGTAACGCAACTGCATTGACTGACGCAGCAATTCGTCGTTCGATCCAGCGTCTTGATGATGCTAACGTTCCTCAAGATAGCCGTTACTTGGTGATTCCTCCTGTTGCACGTAACACCCTCATGGGTCTTGCTCGCTTTACTGAGCAGGCTTTCGTTGGTGAGCAGGGCAACAACAACACCATCCGTAATGGTCAGATTGGTGATGTGTACGGTGTTAAAGTGTTTGTTTCTAGCAACGCTGACACTGCTTATAGCTCGTCTGGTACGGCTCCTCGTGCTTGCTTGATGTTCCACAAGGACTCCATGGTTCTTGCAGAGCAAATGGCTGTTCGTTCGCAAGCTCAGTACAAGCAAGAGTACCTTGCTACGTTGTACACTGCTGACACCCTCTACGGTGTTGCAGAGCTTCGTAACGATGCTGCTGTTGCCTTGATCATTCCAGGCTAAAAGCTACAATAAAGGGGACTACTTCGGTGGTCCTCTTTTCATAAGGTCACATCATGGTTACTTTTCGTTGTAAGTGGTCTAATAACTTAATGAATGTTGAGTATGAATACGACATTGAACAAATGCGTATCCATCCTGACTACGAAGAAGTAAAAGAAGAAGAGAAAAAAGTAGAATCTAAGAAGGTCGCTAAAAACGCTAAAGAGGACTAGACATGGCGGTTAAGATCAAAGGATCTTCTACAGCAGGGTCAGTACCTACCTCACTAGAGAATAGACAATTAGCCGTTAACACAACGGACAAGAAACTCTATGTTGGTGATGGATCAACGGTACAAAAGGTTGTTGGTTCTCTAGGGAATCAAGAAGCTAATGCTGTAGCGATTACTGGCGGCTCTATTGCTGGTATTACCGATCTTGCTGTAGCAGACGGTGGTACTGGTGCTTCTGATGCAGCAACAGCAAGAACTAATTTAGGTGTTCCATCTACTACTGGCACAGGCGCTAGCGGTACATGGAACATTGCTATTACAGGTAATGCTGCTACTGCGACATCAGCAACAACAGCAACTAACGTAAGCGGTACAGTAGCTATCGCTAATGGTGGTACTGGTCAAACAACAAAGACTGAAGCATTTGATGCTTTATCTCCGACAACAACTAAAGGCGATATCATTGTTCACAATGGTAGTGACAATGTTCGCTTACCAAAAGGTACGGATGGTTACGTACTAGCTGCTGACTCTACTGAAACATCAGGTCTTAAATGGCAAGCTGTAGGGGGTACTGTATCTTCTGTAGCGATGACTGTTCCTGGTTTCTTAAGTGTTAGTGGTACTCCTATTACTTCCTCTGGTACATTAGCTGTTAGCTATTCAGGCTCTGCATTGCCTGTCGCTAACGGTGGTACTGGATTAACTGCTTTAGGCACAGCAGGTCAAGTTGTTCGTGTTAACACAGGCGGTACAGGTCTTGAATATGCTACCATTACAGGTACAGGGACAGTTACATCGATAACTGCTGGTACAGGTCTTAGCGGTGGTACGATAACAACATCAGGTACTGTAGCATTAGCTAACACAGCAGTCACAGCTGGTTCTTATGGTTCAGGTTCTCAAGTAGCAACCTTTACTGTAGATGCACAAGGTAGGTTGACATCAGCATCAAATACAAGCATTACTGCTTCAGGTATTGGCGCTGTTCCATCAACAAGGACCATATCAGTTGGAAGTGGTCTGACAGGAGGAGGTGATCTTAGTTCTGATCGTTCGATTAGCCTGACCAACACAGGTGTTACTGCTACCAGTTATGGTAGTACTTCGCAAGTAGCTACATTCACAGTTGACGCACAGGGAAGGATTACAGCAGCTTCAAACGCATCCATCACACCAGCAAGTATTGGTGCTGTACCGACAACACGTAGTCTTAGCGCTGGTACAGGTTTATCAGGTGGTGGTGATCTAAGTACAGATCGTTCAATTAGTCTTACAAATACTGCTGTTACTGCTGGTTCTTACACCAACGCTAACATCACAGTTGATGCTCAAGGTCGTATCACAGCAGCCACTAGCGGTACTGGCGGTGGTGTTAGTTCTGTTACAGCTTCAGCTCCTTTAGCATCCTCTGGCGGTGCAACACCAAACATTACATTAGATTCTGCTGTACCTATCAATAAAGGTGGTACTAACGCAACCACTGAAGCAAATGCTAGAGCAAACCTTAATGTACCTACAAGAACAGGCGGAGATGCTTCAGGTACATGGTCTATTGACATCACAGGTAACGCTGCTACAGCAACCTCTGCTACATCAGCAACGACAGCTACCACAGCAACTAACTTAGCTGGTGGTGCAGCAAATCGTATTCCTTATCAAAGTGGATCAGGAACAACAACATTCGTAGCAGCTCCTACAGTATCTAATACTTATCTTAAGTGGGATGGCTCTGTACTAAGTTGGGCTGCTGTATCAGGTGGTGGCGGTACAACAACCAATGCAGCAACATTCTCAAGCAGTGGTGGTGATACACCAACAGTAACCTTTGATGGTTCTGTAGCACGTACAATCAGTTATAATACAGTAGGTGCTCCCTCCATTACAGGTACTAATGCTACTGGTACTTGGGGTATCGATATCACTGGTTCTTCAGGAACCACAGCAGCAATCACTGGTGGCGGTGCTAATCGTATTGTGTATCAGAGTGGTTCTGGTACAACAACATTTGCTACAGCACCTACAACATCGAATACTTACCTTAAATGGAATGGTACTGCCTTTGCTTGGGATACACCAGCAGGTGGTTCTTCAACGACAGGCACAGCAGCACAATTACTAGCTAATGATGGCTCTGGTGGCTTTGCTAACGTTACTGTTGGCTCTGGCTTAAGCTATTCTGCTGGTACATTGACAGCTACTGGAGGCGGTGCTGGTGGCCCTATTCTAGAGTCTCAAATACTTATTTCTTCAAACGTAACACTAACAAGTAATACTAACGGACTATCTGTCAGCCCTGTAACAGTAGCGGCTGGTTTTGCAGTTACAGTCCCAGACGGACAATCTTGGATGGTATTAGGGTGATACAATATGTCTAAACTTAAAATTCAGGGTAACGCTTCTGGGACAGGGACAACAACCGTCCAATCTGCCAATACCAGCAGCAACACAACCTTTACGCTTCCTGGCACAGACGGTAGTGCTAATCAGTTTCTACAGACTGATGGTTCAGGCAACCTAACCTTTGCTACAGGACTAACCTCTGGCGGTGCGTTAGGCACACCATCATCAGGTACGCTCACAAACTGTACAGGCTTACCAGTAAGTACAGGTATATCTGGCCTTGCAGCTAACGTAGCTACCTTCCTAGCCACGCCATCGTCTGCAAACTTAGCAGCAGCGCTTACGGATGAGACAGGTACAGGTGCTAATGTTTTTGCTAATACACCTACCTTAGTAACTCCGATCTTAGGAACACCTACATCGGGTAATCTAAGTAACTGTACGGTAGATGGTACTAACAAGGTTGGTTATATCGGCGCTCCACAGAGCACGAATACGACTGTGGCTGCAAGCGATGCGGGTAAGCATATTTACTTCACTGGTGGCTCTACAGCAACCCTTACGGTAAACACAAACGCAACTACGGCGATTGATGTGGGTACAACGATCCTTGTCGTTAATAACAACTCTGGAAACCTTACGATCTCTGGTGCTGGTGTTACCTTTCAGCTTGCCAATGGTGCTACGGGTAACAGGACAGTGGCGACAAAAGGAATGGCTACCTTACTTAAGGTTGCTACGGATACATGGTATGTCTCTGGTGCAGGAGTGACCTAATATGGCTGGTGCATTAAGTGCAATGATTGCTGCTGCCTTTGCTGGTTCAGGGGGCGGCGGTGGTGGCTACACCGTCATCCAAACCTTTACAGCTACCTCTACGTGGACTTGCCCTGCTGGGGTGACAGAGGTTGAGTATTTGGTAGTGGCTGGTGGCGGGGGTGGTGGTAGGCAAATTGCAGGCGGTGGCGGTGCAGGCGGGTTTAGAACTGGAACAGGTTTATCTGTAACAGCAGGTACAGATTATACGGTTACAGTCGGCGGTGGTGGTGCTGGCGGACCGAGCGCAGCAGCAACTGACGGAAGTCCCGGTCAAAACTCTGTATTTTCTTCAATTACTTCTACAGGCGGCGGCGGTGGAGGAGCCTATGGTCCCGGATCATCTTCAAGAAATGGGCTTAGCGGAGGCTCTGGTGGCGGTGGAAGTCAGGGAGATGTATCAGGAGGCGCAGGCGGAGCAGGAAACACGCCGACAACAACTCCTTCTCAAGGCAATAACGGCGGAACAGGCGGAAATAACAGCTTAACGATTACCGGCGGTGGTGGCGGCGGAGCTAACGCTTCAACAGGTACTGGCGGAAGCTCAACAGGTACTGGCGCTGGCTCCGGCGGTGCTGGCGCGGTTTCAACCATAACCGGCTCATCTGTAACGTATGCAGGTGGTGGTGGTGGTGGTGCATATAACGGTATTGCTGGAAATGGAGGTTCTGGCGGTGGCGGCGCTGGGGCTATATCTAATTCAGGGACGGGTGGCTCTGGTTCTTCAACGGCTGGAAGTGGAAGTCCCAATACAGGTGGTGGCGGCGGTGGCGCTGCATTCAACACAGGGTCAAGCGGCTCCGGCGGCTCCGGTATCGTCATCCTAAAGTACACCGTTGCTAGCCAAACCGTCTTTGTATTCAAAGGCACGACTACGTGGAAATGTCCCACTGGTGTGACCTCTGTTGACTACCTTGTGGTAGGGGGCGGTGGGGGTGGTAGTACAAGCGGAGGATCAGGTGGTGGTGGTGGAGCAGGTGGGTATAGAACTGGATCGGCACAATCAGTTAGCGCCGGAAGCGATTACACGATTACTGTAGGTGGTGGGGGTGCGGCTAATAATAGCGGCAACAACTCATCTATTGTTGGTGGTTCTAGCCCATCTCCTTTTGCATCGCCCGGAATTGTTTCTACTGCCGGTGGAAGAGGTGGTTACACAGGTGCGGCAAATGGCGCAAACGGTGGATCAGGTGGTGGCGGTGGCGACGGTACTGGTACTGGTGGAACAGGTAATACACCTTCAACAAGTCCTAGTCAGGGCAATAATGGCGGCACAGCAGGAAATCAGCCCGGAGTTGGTTTATCCGGTGGTGGTGGTGGTGGCTCTGCTGGTGCAGGAACCAATGGTGTTCAAGTCGTTGCCGGAAACGGTGGTGCTGGAACTGCAAACTCCATATCCGGTTCTTCAGTAACTTATGCTAGTGGTGGTGGAGGTGGTGCTGGAGGTGGAACACCTGTTGCCGGTACGGGTGGTTCGTCATTAGGCAATAACGGAGGAACACCGACAAGCAATGCAAGCCCCGGGCCTGTATTTAGTGGTTGCGGTGGTGGCGGTTCCATCAATCCTTCTTCTGCTGCTGCGGGTTCCTCCGGTATCGTAATCATCAAAATCAATCAATAACATGACTACAAAAGTTTATAAGTTCCTAGGAATAGACACAGCTATGCACCTGCTTCGTCCTGGGGCGAAGTGGGAAATCAGCAATAACGTCTTTACACGTTGGGATGATCCACGGCCTTGTCCGAGCATTGAAGAGGTGTATTGGGTGATAGACAAGATCAAGGAGTTTGAGGACAGCATCCCTACAATTTGGTTACCTGAACAGTTACAGCAAATGGGCATCAAACAAAAGGAAATTGAAGATGCAATTGCATAATCTCTTTCCGACACCTGTAGGCTTTGCTGAATTAGGTCGCCCCTTGTCCGATGAGGAGTTGTTCTTCATCCGTGAGCTTGAGACAAGACCGAATCAGGGCAACACCACAAGCACTGATAACTTCGTACTTCGTAGCCCTGTACTGACAAACCTACGTTCGTTTATCGAAGATGCTGTAGGCGAATACTTCAAGTCCACAGTCAATCCTAAGCACAATGTAAGTTTGAGAGTCACGCAAAGCTGGTGCAACTATAGCGAGCAAGGTCAGTATCACCACAAACACGCTCATCCTAATAGTTACATCTCAGGTGTGTTCTACGTCCAGACCAACCCTGATGACAGGATTTACTTCTACAAAGATGGCTGGCAGCAGATTAAATTCCCTCCTGACCAATGGAACCCGTATAACTCTGAGAGTTGGTGGTTTGAGGCTTATGCAGGCAGGCTGATTCTCTTTCCTTCGTCGCTCACACATATGGTTCCTGAAGTCAAAGGCGAGGACACAAGAATCTCACTCAGTTTTAATACCTTTCCTGTCGGTGTCGTAGGGGAAGAAATGGATTTAACCGGACTTAGGCTGGAGGCTTAGATGAGTCACTTTGCAAAAATTGACGAGAACAATGTTGTTACTCAGGTTGTCGTTGTTGATAACAAGGATACGGCTGATGCGTTTGGCGTAGAGAAAGAACACATCGGTGCTGCTCATCTAGAGAAGATTTTAGGTGGGACGTGGAAGCAGACAAGTTATAACGGCAACATGCGTAAGAACTACGCAGGGATTGGTTATACCTACCGAGCAGACATTGACGCGTTTGTGCCGCCTAAGCCCTTTGCTAGCTGGCTGTTAAACACCAACGCTCAGTGGGAAGCTCCAGTAGCAATGCCTACAGACGGCAAGATGTACACATGGGATGAAGAAGCAGTCAATTGGGTAGAGGTTAATAATGGCTAACGTCCTTAATGCAGCTACCGCTGGAACCTCGATTACGTCTGACAACACAGACATCCTAGAGGTCAAGACCGGAGGTACGCTAGCACTTACGATTTCCTCTGCACAGGCTGCAACCTTTGCCAAACAACTCTCTCTAGCATCTACATCCTCGCAGATCGGTGCAAAGCTGCAAGGTGTTGTTGAGACAATCACGGTATCAGCAACAGCAGCAACAGGCACGATTAACTTTGATACTACAACCCAAGGTGTTTTGTACTACACAACCAATGCCTCTGGGAACTTTACAGTTAACTTCAGAGCCTCTTCTGGTACGTCACTCAATACCGCAATGGCGACCGGAGAAGTCTTAACCTGTGCCTTCTTAGTCACTAATGGAAGCACTGCTTACTACAACTCTGCGGTGCAAGTAGATGGTTCATCGGTTACACCTAAATGGCTAGGTGGTACTGCTCCTACCGCGGGTAATGCTAGTTCTATCGACGTGTATTCCTACTCCATCATCAAGACAGGATCAGCAGCATTTACTGTCTTGGCTAGTCAATCCAGGTACGCATAATGCCTGTACTAGAAGCATTAGGAGGTGGCTCTGTCAGAGGCTTTGGCCCAGGTGCTCGTAATCGCTTTGGACCGTCTACCATTGGTGAGTTCTGGGAAGGTGGCTACTACGCAGGGCAGATTAGTTTTGGTGGCAATACCTATTACCTACTTGTCTCGCCTAAGTCATCAGGTGAGAACGCGTCTATCAACTACAAGACCGCTGCAACCTCAGACTCTTTAGGTTTATCTTCTTACGATGGGGCGACTAACACAGCAGAGCTAGACTCAGCTACTTATCCTGCTGCTCAGTGGTGTGCCGCACTAACAATCAACGGCTACTCAGACTGGTATCTGCCTGCTTTGTATGAATTAGAGATCTGTTACTACAACCTGAAACCGACAACGGCATCCAACTCTACGTCTTACGGCACTAATTCTTATGCAGTGCCTTCCAGAGGCTCTAACTACACAACAGGAACGCCTGCACAAACCTCTGTAGCTGCCTTTCAATCTGGTGGCTCTGAAGCCTTTGCTACGTCAGCAAGAACATGGAGTTCTACCAATGCAGGTGTAGGTTTGACAACAGCGACGAGGATTGACTTTATAGACGGTGGTCAGTTCAACAACGCTAAGAATCAATCCTTAGTTGTGAGAGCCATTCGTAAAGTAGCCGTATGAGGTTGTCATGTCGCCGGAACAAAAGTCTGATGTCATCACGGAAGCTGTAAAAGCAGCGCCTCCCATAGCCATAACCACGGCTGTTACTGTTGGTGGATTAACACTCAATGAATGGGTTGCACTTGCCACGTTGTTATATATTGTGCTTCAATCCGGTTGGCTTGTCTGGAAGTGGTATCACGCGATAAAAGACAAGAA